AATCAACTTTTTCATAGTGAATTTGCTTAAAAAATGGTTTAATATCTTGACGTTTAACTATAGGTAATTGAAGCCACCACGTATAAACATATACAAATGGAATTCATTTTTTTATTATTCTGTAAATAATTCTTTTTCCATTTCATTTATATAAAAATTTATCCATGTATAATATTTAATTTTATCATCAATTGAGCTAGATGATTCAAATTGTTGAATCATGGAATCTAATGTTGGAAACTTTTTTGGCTTTTTCATTGGAATTTCATTTTTAATAATAGAATTCACAAGATCCTCTAATTTCTTTTTTTGCTTTGAAATTTTTTCACGCAAGGCTTTGGTTTTTGTTATTTTTTCATTCCAATTTTTAATAGATTCCAAGGATTGAATTTCATTTTCTAATTGTTCCATTTGTAATTAATTTTCAAAATAGCAAAAATTAATTCAATTTTTAATGAATTGTAACTGTAAATTCTTGATCCATCCATCGTAATTGTAATTGCTTTCCTTTTTTTAATTCCAATTCCTCGACTGTTTTAATAAACTCTCCTTGATCATATAATGTTATAGAATTTGAACCTATTTCGACAGAATTTTCCAATAAACATAATTTGTAAATACTTTGTTGAATAGATTGTAAAACTTGATTTTGAAATTCAGTTCGTAAATTAATAATTTGATAAATAGGTTTATAAATCTTTTCCAAAAAACTGGCCAATTCATTTATTTGATTTTGTAACTCGTCCAAAATATTTTCCTTGACTCTTGTTTTTATTTTTTCCAACTTGTCCAAATAATTTCTATTATGGTCCACAATCAATTGAGCAGCCAGGGAAGGAGTTGGAGCTACACAATCAGCAATTAGATCCAAAAGAGGATTATCAATTTGATGACCTATTGCCGATAATATTGGTAAATTACAATTAAAAATAGATTCAATCAATTCTGGTTTTGAAAATCCAAAAAGATCCTCAAAACTTCCTCCGCCTCGAGTAATCACAACTATATCATAAGATTTGGATATTTTTTTTAATTCATGACAAATATTACTAGGACATTCATTTCCTTGCACTTTAACATCAATAATGTCATATGCCAGTTTAGAGTGTTGATTAGTTATATTATAAATAAAATCTTGTAAAGCTGCCCCTGTTTCGCTCGTTAAAATTAAAATGTTTTTGATAAAGGATGGTAAAGGTTTTTTTCGGCTTTGATCAAAATAACCTTTCTCAGTAAATTCTTTTTTTATTTTTTCATACATGGCAAATAATTCTCCTTGATCATCCATTGTAATTATTTTTTCAATAATTAGATTGGTTGACCCTGATGGACCGTAAAAATCTAATTTTCCTTCAATAGTTAAATTTTGCCCTTCAATGATTTTTTCTTTTGGTATTGAATTGTATTTCCAAATAATGGATCGAATACTTGCATTTCGATCTTTCAATTGAAAATATAAATGACCAGAAGAAAATTTGGGTTGTGAAACCTCTCCTTTGATTTTTACTTTTTTCATCAAACTCTTTTTTATAAATTCTGCCAAAGTCGATACAGACCATTCATCCACCATTTTAATAAGCGATTCAATGAAAGAAAAAATAATCATTTTTTTGTAAATCCACAAAATCATTTATACAAAAATGATTTTCCAAATAAAACTAGAATACAAATTATTTTAAATATTCCATCAGCTCTCCAAAAACATCATAATTACTTCTTGACCATACGCTCTCAAGAACTTCTTTCACCATGGTATGATTTTCTGCACCATGATTAAATTTTATTTCTGGTAAACGATGTTTAAATATCTCGTGTTCTTTTCCGTAGATCGCAAAGCCCTTGTAAACCAGATAAGCGCGTTGTTCCTCACTTAATAAATGGATAATTTGATCCATACCCAGTCTGACTATGGTCGTGGTCCTATGATCATATCCTTCTTGTATTATTTGATGATGGATATATTCCAGTGCAGTTCTTCCAAACTCATTGAGAACCATTGTATCTGCACCGTAAGAGACAAGGAGACGCGCCGTTTCTATATTTCCATAGCAAGCTGCCATTTCAAGAGCCGAATTTCCATAACAATCTTTCGTATCCACCAGATCGGGATATTTAGAAAGCAGGCTCTGGACGATTTTTGGTTTATGGTGACGACCACAACATTTATGAAATATACTTTTGCAATCCGCTCCAGCGGTGAGCAACCTTTCCCACAAGTCTTGTCGGTCAAGTTTGATGGCGTAGTAGAGCGGTTCTTTCTTTAACCATTTTTCATTTACACTGTACCCCTTGTCGATAAGATGATCTAACACATCGAGAGTACAATTATCCATAATAGAAATGGCAATCGAAGCGTTCGATTTATCGGCGCAAGGAAAGTTCATCTGTGTGTATTATAATTTTAATTTTAATTGTAAAAAAAAGTCAGTATATATAGAGCTCAATGAAAAAATTAAAATAAAAAAGTTGGAATAATTATATACTTTATATTTTTATTTTTATTTTTCAGTTTTTTGAAAATTTATTATTTCTTTCCGGGCATGACTTTGCTGTAAGCAGAAGATATTCCTTCTTTAGTTGTGTTGAAGCCAACTTTGGATCCTTTGTATACTTGGTCAGCAGTAGCTTTAAGGAAACCAGCGCCAGTAGCATCCATAAATCCAGATTTTAACATTTCACTAAAGTTTGAGCTGTAAGGAGGAGCTAAAGATGGAGCACAAAAGCTCAAGAAATAGAACCATGATCCAATTTCAAGAAATTTGTGGTATTTTTGAAAGTGTTTGGCATTTTTAGAAAATGCAACAAGAACAATAGCAAGGAAAATTAAACTGTAAACAATCCATAAAAGAAAAGTTACAGATCCAATTTTACCACCGATTCCTCCAGCACTGGAGAATAAAGATTTCAATTCCATAAATTTTTCTCTCATAATTATAACATTGTAAAGAGCCATTACTAAAGTTACCCATGCTAAACCATAGATGGCATCTACAAAAGACTTGTTATGTCTTGATTTAGGATTGTATACATAAATCCAAAGCATAATTAGAAATATAAGAGGTGCAGCTTGAACTGTTTTTGTTAAAAAAGGGGTTTGTTCCGATAAAGTTTTCAAAGTTTCGTTACTCATTTTTATTTAAAAAAAAATAAAAATTCTTTTTTTTATTGAATTACTTTTTGGCAGGTGGTGCAGGTGGTGGAGGAGGTCTTTGTACCAATGTGGATGCATCATAAGCAATTGAATATTCAGTATAGGATACACCAGTTGCTGAACAGACACCACTTCTATTATTAATTTTGACTGCATTGGATGTAGAGGAAGCTCCATTAGGCTGAAGAATATTGATACCTGTAACGTTTTCAGTTACAATAGTTGTTCCTCCTTCTATAGGGAAAACAGTCACTCCATAATTTGTTCCGTCATAGGTTCCCGATAAAACTTGTCTTAAAATTCCAACTTTATAAATCGTATAGGTAAAGCCAGTCAAGGTGAAAATATTGGTAGCAGTATACTGTCCTTCAAAAGTATTTGTTTCACCGGTTGGATAAAGTGATCCTTCATAATAAGAATAACCAATAGATGGATTCGTTGAACTAGAACAATAAGTTCTGGCATCATATATTGGTTGTCTTTCGGTAAATGTAATGACTTGAGGATTATTGGTAGCAGGAGCGTAAGCAATGGGAGGAGTTTGTGTATTAAAAATGTCATAATCAATAATATAATTTACACTCTGAATATTTGGAACAGGATTAATATTTTGATTTAACACGGGACGGCACGAATAATACCAATCATTAAAATTACAATCGTTGTCGTTACAAGACATCTCTACTAATTAATTTTTTTTTTTTTTTGTAAAAATTTTTATTTGATACAAATCTTTGTGCCCTCGGCTTCTACCACTGCATCTTCTGCTTGTTTAATTAATTCGGCAGTTTGGGTATTGACAGCTTTGGATTCGACCTGACCTCTAGTTGGATTACTATAAAATGATGAATATAAATTGACATCCAATAAACAAAAATCTCCAACAATTTGAGCAGTATTTACTGCTACCCGACCAATGTTTAATTCAGGAGTAGAAAATCGAAGTTCAAATACAGATTGATCATTAAATGTGCATTCATAATTATTGTTTAAAATTTTTTGACAAACTCCAGGAATAGGATTAGGTGGTTGGGTGCTACTGACATAATAATAATTAACATAATAGGTATCGGTATAAAAATCTACACCAACAAAACTAAGTACCATTAAAATACTTCCCGTAACACAACAATTTTCGTCACAGCAGTTTTCTCCCGTTGAAGTAATTGTACAAGTTTGAATATAAAAACAATGTTTTAATAGAGGATACTTACAACAAGCGGCCATTTTATTTTTCTTACTCTTTAGAAAGAAAAATAATTATTTTATGAATTTTTTTATTACCAAAATAATGATGACAATTAACAATAATATAATAGGAAAAATATAAATGAAAGAATAATATACATACGGAAAAGTATATTGTAAACTTTTTAGTTTTGTATGATGTTGCATTTGTAAATCATTATGGTTATACAAAGGATAAATATACAAATTTGAGGGTTGTGTTTCTTTGGACCAATTATAGTCCCAACGTAATTGTTGAGCGTCAGAAGAAATAAAATCAATAGAATTATAATTATTTTGATTCAACCATTTTCTTACGTGTTTTTTATTATATCCATAATAGGCATTTTTATAACTTATAAAATTAATGATGGAAAATAAAAATGGGTAATTTTTTTGAAAAGATTGAATAAATTTTCCATTATTTGTTTTTGCAGGGACAAACAATATTTTTGGATGATAAAGATTAAAGTCTTGCTCGGTTCCAAAACATTCAAATAATTGTATTAGACGCCGATGCTTTTGACCTTTGTTTTTATTAAATACTCCTCGATGAATGGTTTGAGAATTAAAAATTAATATACTACCACTTGGAATTTTTATTTTTTTAATTTTTTTCCCCAAAATTTCCATTGTTCCCTCATCTAAATAACATAAACAAGTATAAATAGGTGCCATTTTTTTTGAATTACCATAATAAATTAAATCCCGATGAAAAGCAGCAGCATCCGTATTATTATTATTATCGCTTATTCTCATTTTACTATACTTGAATGACGACCAATTCATTTGTTTTTGAATAATATCAATCATTGTGTGGTTAATAAAATTAAATAATAGTTTGTATTGTATTTCTTTACCGTCTGATGAAAAAAAGGATCTAGATAATTTTAATTGTTCAGGTTCAATAATATTTTTCAACAATTTCATTTATTTTAAAAATTTTTTTCTAAATTATTTCATCTTGTAGGAAATACTTTCCACCTTTTTTTTACAACTTTTAGAACAAACTTTAATTGTTGTTCCGTTTGCATTGGCAAGAATTGCCTCCGATTCATCAAAACGTTTTCCAGAAATTGGACAAACATTATTGCCATTTGGATTATGAGTATGAGTAATGTCTTTATTTGATTGTTGAACAACCACGTTGATTTCTCCTAATTTCTTTAAAATAAGAATAGAAATAATGATTAAAATGATAAATAGTAAAATACAGAAAATGTTTGTAATAACAGTTGAATCCATTTTTTGTTAAAGACAAAAAAAAAATATGTTTTTATTGATTTTTAATTTCCATTGGTTAATAAATGGAAAAAATTACATTTATTACGACAGGAGATTGGGGAATGTCAACATTATTATATCAACAAAATAAAAATAACCTAGCCAAACAAAAAGATGTTCAATTTTATGTGCTTTTAGGAGATAATTTTTATCCATCTGGAGTAAAAAGTATTACCGATCCACAGTGGGAATATATGTATAAATCGACTTTTTCAACTGAAATTCCAACGTTTCCAATCTTGGGAAATCATGATTATATTGATAACCCCAACGCCCAAATTTTATACTCCAAAGTTGAAAATTCTTGGAAAATGCCATTTTACTGGTATGACATGTTAATCCATTTATCTGGAACTGAAACAGCTCATTTTATATTTTTAGATACTTGTTTATTGGCCGAAGATATTACTACTAATTTGATTCGCCATTCAAATCCCTTATCGGTACCATTATATTTGAATCTAGTGAGAAAATATCAAGCCAGTCAAAAAGCATGGTTTGAAAAAGTATTAAAAACAAGCACCTCCAAATGGAAAATTGTATTTGGCCACTATCCTGTATTCTCCAATGGTCCTCATCATTTATCTCATAAATTACAAGAATATTTAGTTCCATTATTTATGCAATATAAAGTTGATTTTTACGTGTCAGGACATGATCATAATTTACAACATTTGACCAAGAATAATACAAATTATGTAATAGCCGGAGCTTTTTCCAGCTATACACCCAGAAATCCAGTAAGTTATGAACATCTTGGTTCAAAATTTCAAGCAAGTCAGGGTGGTTATGCAAAATTTAAAATTCATTCAAAAGAAATTCGTTTACAATTTATTGGAAACAATAATCGGGTTATTTATGATTACTCATGCTGCAAATTGTAAATCCATAAGGTCGGTAGCGGTATTTTGAGCTTTGTTATTGTAAAACTTGAGCCAGAATTGGTCATAGGCAGTTCTAATTTTTCTAGCATTGTAAATACTAGAACATTCAGTGCAGGGTGTGTAAAGATTTTGAAGACTATCTCCAGTTGAATTGATTGGTTCAGCAGCACAATTTTGGCATCCGTAGTTTTCTTGAATCTGTTCTTGTTGATTCGACATTTTTTTATTAAAAAAAAATAAAAAAATTAATTTCTAAATTAATAATTTTTTCAACTCTTGGCAAGTTTTTTTTAAATGTTCTTCACAAATAGATTTATTTTCATCATTAGAGTATTTTTGATTTAATTTATACCATTCATGCATTATTATTTGGTATAAAATTTTATCTTGCATACTATGAGATAGCATTTTTTTCCATTTTGGAAACACATATTTTTGCATCATTATACCCAAATATTGAGATTTATAATTTGAAATTAATTCTTTTCCTGCAGGAATTGATTTTTTAGCTTGATAAAATATACAATCATCGAAACCAATTGCTTTAATATTTATTTCACTACTAGGAATATAAAATGAAAAATCTTGGTTTCTATCTCCAATAACTTTATGTAAAAATTTTTCAAATCGAGAATGGCAAACATCCTCATAATCAAAAGATATACTATTAATTCTTGGCAAAAAAGTTGCATTGACATCGGGAGGAGTTAAATTATATTCTTTATCATTCAAAGTGACCGAATAGGTATACAAATCATCTAAATCACTATTAGGCAATCTTATATCTCCGGGATAGGGTCCTAAAATAGTTCCTTTTTTAATAGGAGAAGTCGAAATCAACCCATTAGGTAATAATCCTTTACTTTTTAAACAAGGATAATTAGAACTACAAACTTTAAAATGATCTGACATTAATGGAAACATTGAACTTTTAGAACCTACGCATGTTGGTTCAGCTATCAAAGGGACACCTTGCTGTTGAAAGGACTCCATGGCTTGATGATATTTTTTATGATATTGTTTTGTGAGTTTACACAGTTGCATTTTGTTTTTCATGTTTAAAATTTATTTTTTGAATAATTCTTCCAACATTACATGGTAATGGTTTATTTTTTATAAAAACTGTTTGTGTAGGGTCTAAAAAATTATCTCCAAAAGACATTTGTATAATATTATTGGCTGAATTTCTTACAGTCCCATCATATTTTACTTGTATATCTTCTGCAATTTTAATCATTCGTCGTTGAATATATCCTGATGTTGCAGTATCTCGAACATGTAATCCATTGGCCAGAGCAAAATTTAAAGTGCTTGGAACTGTTAAATCATAAACTTTGGGATAACGTTCTACACCAATTTTATTAATTTCTACAATAGGATCTAAACAAGTATCATTAATTGATTCAAAATTTTCACAAACATACAAAATATATTTATCGGGATAAACTGAAATGGTAGTAAAAATATTTAATCTAGAACAAAGAATTGCAATTCCCTCCAAGAATTCGAGTGATTTTGATTCTACTCCTTTTAGATCTTCTTTTTGAAACCCATCCAATGAAAAATAACTTGACAATACTCCTTTTATAAAATTAACATCGGCGTTATAACATTCAAATGGTATTTGTTTGTTTGGAGCCCATGATTCAAAAAAAGTGGATTGTTTTTTGGTCAAGTATTTATTTTGATCATTAGCCAAATATAATCCTAGAAAAACTCCATTATTATAAGAAAATTCAAAATCAGTAAGCGAAATACATGGAATAGAAAAGATACAGTCTTCCAAGAATAATGTAACTGGTAATTTGTCTCCTATTTTTACATCTGGAGTTGACATTTCTGTAAAAATTTCTTGATCAGAGTTCCACACTATTAATGATTTACTTTCCGTCACAATGACTTTTCTACCTCCCAAAGTGATTATTTCATATAGCTGGTCTCCTGGATCATGGCGAGTGATGGCTGTTATTTCTCCCCAGGAAATATTACCTTTTTCATTCGTGGTTGGGATATATACAGGATCTAAAAGATTTAATAACTCCATATTTCTTTCCTCATAAAAAACCGTTTGAGAAATATTATTTTTTAATAAATTATCAATCCAGTAGCCAATCTCTATTATTTTTGTAGATCCATCTTCTAAAATCAAAATTCTAGAATCTCCCGTTACAGATTTCATCGCTGTATCTGTAATACCTTCTCTACCAGTCATGGCATGAAAAAAATATTCTCTAGGATTTAAACCATGAATAAAAGAAGAACGAATAAAACCAGAAGATTCGAATTGCATGTCCTCTGAATATTTTTCTTTATCAAAAGGGTAATGAGGTAAAGTTCGACTATAATTCGACAGCAAAGGTTGAATTCTTTCACCATTTAAATTTTGCTGACCCAAAAGACCCGTAATTTGAGCAATATTGAAATAATCTCCCTTGGCACCAGAAATAACCGTAGCTAAAAAATTATTATCCTCTTTTAATGCTTTTTGTGCAATCGACATTCCTGTATCTCGAGCCCCAGACAATGCATACAATGTATAAATTTCACGTAAATGCGGATCTTGTGTATGTTCTTCAATTGATTTTGCTTTTATAAATGCTTTACTAATATTACTTTGAATTTCATCTTTTTTTGTTACTTTACAATCACCTACTCCAATACTAAAGCCATGCCATGCTAGAAAAAAATTGGTCAAAAATTGTATTTCATTCAAAAATTTTGAACAAACATTTTCTCCATATTCATGGTATAGTAATGTAATAATAGAATTTGATCCTGAAGATAAATTTGATTTTCCAATGGCTCCTTCCAATAAAATACCTTCCTCTATTTTCATAATAGGTTCGTCCCTATCCATTTTATTGTGATCGGTTAGAAAAAAATTATCAGGCAACAAAAAAGAAAATAACATTTTTCCATCAAAATAATTCAAGTCTTTGATATTTTTTTTCTTTCGATAGAGATTAATTTTACTTTCCATTTTTTCCAAAGTTGATTCATTCAATGACAAAGCAATGTTAAAAAAATGTTCTCTTGGAATCAGTCGAGTTCGTTTAATAGTCATCAAATACGCTCCTAACAGGGAATCTTGTACAATGACAATATTAGCTTTACTCGATTGATTAGAAATTATATTCTGTTGTAAACTAGATAAAATTCTTAACTCTGCTTCGGTTTCAGGAGTGGCAGGACAATGTAGATTCATTTCATCTCCATCGAAATCGGCATTAAAACTTTTGGTAATGGCCAAGTTTAAACGAATTGTTTTTCCAGGTCTAATTTTGATTTTTTGAGCAATCATACTACCTCGATGTAACGTAGGTTGTCGATTCAAAAGTAAAATATCTCCGTCCATTAATTTCCGTTCTACAATATCACCTTTGTGAATTTCATAAGGTTTAAAAGTATTCGAGACGGTATTTTCAACTAATACTCCATTTCTATAGACTTTATCTCCAGGTTGTAAAGAAAAAATATCGGATTCTTTTTTGATGATTCTAATGGAATCTTTATTTTCTATAATGTCGCCATAATTTAATCGAGTTCCTTGTTTCATGGTTGCATATTTAATATTAATTCTAATATTACCATCATCCTTTAACACAAAATTTACTTTCCCTTCTTGAATCATTTTCTCTAGGCTTTTTTTATTATGATCGGTGACTCTAACAGGATAACATAATATATCGGCGATTTCTTGAGGAACTGCAATTTCATCTACATTAAGAGTTGGATCGGGACCAATCACAGTTCTAGCAGATTTATCTACACGCTTGCCCATTAAATTATTCCGAATAAGACCTTCTTTACCTGTCAATCTCTTTTTTATTCCTTTAAGAGGTCGGCCATTACTAACTCTTTGACGATCTCCCGAATTGTCAAATAAACTTTTAATACGAAATTTCAAGGCATGAGTAAATTTTGTGCGTTTCGAGTCATTGGTATTAGGATCTCCAATGTGAAAGTTTGCCTTTACGATTTCTTGATATTGAATTGTCAAGTCATCATCACAAGTCATATTGTCAGCAATAATAAATGGTCGAGCAACGGGAGGAATGACAGGTAAAACATTTAGAACTAAATTTTTGGGATGAAAATTGTTGGGATCAAAACCTAAAAGAATAATATCCTCGTGAATAACATTTTCAAATATTTTTCGAATTTCACTTTCAAACATTTGCATTCTCATGTTTTCTCCATCCATTTTAAAAATCATGTAGAAATGCTTGTCTTGAGTGCAAAAAAGATATCTGGGTTGAATTGTTTCACAATGAGTACAATAATCGATCTTGTCCATTTTTTCAACAATCTTATTGAAGCGTGTTTGTTTCAAGTATTTTAGCAAAGAATTTAATTCTAATTGTTCTTTGGATAATAAAATACGTGAGCATTTATAACAAATACATTTTAAAATAAGCATAGTAAGCTTATTAAACAATGGATGTAAGACATCAATGTTTAGAACAATATGACCAAAATGCCCTATACATTTTTTTTCAGTTTGACCACAAGTCACACATTTTTTATTAGGTTCCATAACACCCATTCTTTCATCATAAACAGAATGTGGTCCTGTAAGCTTGACATTGTGGATTTCACAAACGGAATTTTTGACAATTTCTTCCGATGAGTAAATTCCAAACTGAATATAATCAAGGTCTCTAAGCTCCATTTTTGAAATGTTATTAGATTATAATAAATAAATCAATTTTCACAAAAAATGATTTTTTAAAATTTTTTTTGGCAAATATTCAACTTTCAACAAAAGACAAGATTTCAAGACTTTTAACCAAAACTTTTATAACAGATTTTTAAAAACCATGGCAGATGCTGAAGGAGATATTGATTATTTTTTTGACAAGTACGAGAACAAACCTGGAACTTTAGATATGTGGATTGAAATTAAGGAGTCGGGTGTTTTAAGCCTACACATTCATTTCAACGATGGAAGAAAAAATTTGCTCTACCGATTGACTCCGCAAAAATTCATGCCAAATCCTGGTCCTCCTATGGATAACGACCCGATCTATCAGCTGTTGGTGACCATGTACCCTTTTCTTGAAAATCCCGAGCCACGAGCCAACATTATCGGTAAAGTCCAGTCAGGAAAGAGTTTTGTGATTATGGCCATTTGTTGGTGTGCCATTTATCGATGGGGACTTCGCCCTTTTATGTTTGCCCTCAACAACGTAGACTCTTATTCTCAATTGATTATTAGAGATTATCGTGATTTTAATAAGTGGCTCAGCAATCATGGAGAAATAAAGCGTCGTTTGTTTATCAATGGTCTTCGTGGCCCTAATGGAGAGTACAACGAGTGTCCTTATGTCATCACGTTGGCCATGAATAACAAGTCCCAGCTAACCAAGATTCGCAATCAAACACACCCCTACCTCATTGTGGGTGATGAAGGAGACACTCTCATCAAGCACTACGATCCTAGCCTCGACCGAACTATCACGGGACAGCTGTTTCACTCTTTTCTCCAAAATGCCAGATCGACTTGGATGGTCACCGCTACTCCTTTTGCACTGCTCAACCAAAAGGGAACACAGTGTCGCACGTTTGAGTTGGAGTTGAATGAAAATTATCGAGGACTTGATCAATTCAAGATTAATTTGCTCACCAAGGACGAGGTCAAGTCGCTTAAAAAGGACAATCAGTTGCTGGAATCAGTGGTTCGAAAAGCAATTCAGGTTTGCAACGTGGAGGGTCGACAGCCTTATTCGGCCATTTTGATCAACACTAGGTACAAGAAAAAAGAGCATCAAATCGTAGCTAGGCATCTCCAAGGGCTTGGACTTGCAAGTTTTGTCGTCAATGGTGACGGAATTTTTCATTATAAAGCAGACGGAACAAAGGAGAATATGGGATTTCGGCGTGTCAGTGCGCTTTTTGATTATTTTGAAAGCCACGTCGAGACCTATGAAACTCATCTCATCATTGCTAAACGTGTGGCCAACCGTGCAGTTAGCTTTAGACCGTCTCTGGGTCGTGGATCGGGTGGATTGATTGGAGAAATTCTTCTTCCCTCCAACAATGGGTGTTCAAGAATCCAGGAGCTTCGACTTTGTGGCAAATATTCTCCAGACTATCCAGAGCTCCAACTATTTGTCAGCGCAGAGGATTATCAAAAAATTCATGATGAGTTAAAACACAACTACCCAAAGCTTATAGCCGCCAATTCGAGTTTTGGAGAGGCTCGAAATCAAATCGAGGGTGAAAAACTTATCGAGACGGGTCTTCATGATCGTGTCAAGGTAGACGACACTAGTTTAGATGGCAAGGAAAAATATATAGAGCATGAATTCAGGACTCAACAGGAATGTTTGGATTTTGTGAAAGGAAAGTACACATCGCACAGAATCATGACGGATGAGACATTTTTGGCTACGATTCCTCTGTCAGAACAGCAACGACAAACATGGCTCACTGCTTTGGAAATAAAAGGAAACTGGAAACTGGGACAGGATCAAATTCGCGTGCATTGTGAAAAGGCTTCAGGAACTTGGAATCAAGCAGTTCGCAAATCCCCGCATGGATTCAACGTAGCTTGGAATCAAGAACGTTGGGAAACTTGTCATATGATATCGAGTCGTTTTAAGAGCATTAGTAATGTTCGTTATTGTGGACAGTATTTAGCAGGACCGAATCATGATTATAGTGGTATGAATATTGTTCGGTGGAAAGATGGATTTTTCGAGCCAGATGACGCTGCAGGTATTCGTCCAACTGAGAGGTCAATGGACTTTGAGGAAAGCTTTCCTGAAAATGTAGCCTTTCTTTATTTGACAACAAGGGGTAGTTGGCGTTATTTTAGTCGTAGTGACAATCGTAGTACAGGAATTTTGACTCATTCAAATTAAATTTTTTCAAAGTTTGAATTAGAGTTTTTAAAATCAAGAATTTTACGAATTAAGAATATAAAATAAAAATAAAAGATGGAAAAATTAGTAATCAAACCCAAGAATTCAAATCAAGAAATTACATTGTTTTATCGACCAAAAACTACTGATGAAAAGGTTATCCCGGAAGTTCTTAAAAAATGCGTCTATGAAAGGAAATCAATTAATTTTGAAATTGAAGCAAATGATTGTTGGTTAGATTTAGGAGGAAATATTGGGACATTTTGTTTACTTTGTCTAGTGCGAGGAGCTCAAGTTTTTTCTTATGAACCCGAACCTGAAAATTTTGATTTTTTGACTCGAAATCTCGAAAAAAATTTTCCAAAATGTGCCAAACTTTTTCAAAAAGCTGTTTCCACTAAAAAAGGTCTTTTGCCTCTTTATATTTGCAACGGGGATTATAATAAATACCGTCACACACTTTGTCCGAAAAGAGGAAGATCGTCTATTCAAGTTCCAGTTGAATCTATTGTAACAGTTTTGAAAAAACACAAGACCAATTGTATTAAAATGGATATTGAGGGAGCAGAAATCGCGATTTTGGAGTTTTTAACACCAAAACACTACCATGACCATAATATTAAAAAACTTGTTTTTGAATACTCTTTTGATGTCGACAAGTCTATTCCTCGATTTTTATCCATTATAAACCGGCTTAAAGAATATTTTTCCATAGTTCATTATGATAAAGTTAAAGAAAATGAATTGGAATATAATTATTTTCCAGCATGCACAAATGTTTTTTGTCTAAAATAAATGCAAACAGAAACATTCGTAGTTCCAAAGTTTTATACCGATGAGTTTATGGAAAAACATGAAGGTAAATTTTTCTCCTCCAAAGGATACAAAATATTTAAAGATAATGTTGATATTTTTGATGAACAAGGGACTCCAATTTGCAAGTTTAGAAAAAATGTTCTTACACAGGAAGAATGTCAATGTTTATTTCAGCTACACTCTGCTGCAAAATTAGGGAGAACACGCCCTAGTGCATCTGGAATACCACCAGAAGGTAAATACAAATATATAATTTCAAAATCTACAGGTAAAAAACTACATGTATTAACAACACAATCCAGAAGTGGTATCGTTGGTTTTTATGATACGGTTTCTAATTTTGGTTACAACCATGATAAACATGCAAAGGATTCAAAACAACCCAAATGTAGAACAACAGCCTATACTGCAAGTCATTTAATACAATATAAAGATTGTCTACCCGTTTTTCAAAAAATAAACAAAATTTTTAAAGAACTAGTCCCTAAACAATATGCAAAACAAAAAAAAGCGATTGGTCTTATAGATTCTAAATTTATTATTCCTAAAACTATTTTCACCACAGTTACGGTTAATAAAAATTTTAGAACTGCGCTTCATAAAGACAGTGGAGATTGTAAAGACGGGTTTGGAAATTTAGTGGTTGCAAGTTGTGGAAATTATAATGGAGGATATACATTGTTTCCCCAATATCAGTTTGGAATCGATTGTAGAAATGGAGATTTTTTAGCAATGGATGTTCATACATGGCATTGTAATTCTGAACTTGTCGGACAAGGAACAAGAATTTCTTTTGTATTTTATCTTCGAGAAAAAATGCAAAAAACTTGTCCTAAACAGGTAAATGTACTTGATCAATAAATCGAATTAGACTTTTTTCAAAAATATCAAATGCTTTTTCGGCATTGATAAATCCAAAAGTTTTAGACCATTTGTTCTTTTCATGATTTTTATAATTCGCAAAGAACCATTCTATATCTTTTAAAATTTCTGGATTTATATCACTAATATCTTTTATTAATTCAAATTCTTTTGTGGGAACAATTAATATTTTTTCATCCATTCCTTTTTCATCTTCCATTACTAAAGCACCAATTATATATCCTTGTAAAAAAGATCCTTTTGGGTAACCTATAGAACTAATCACTAGAATATCTAATTCATCTGCATCCATGGCTAGAGTATTTGGTATAAAACCATAAGAATAAGGATAAAAAAAAGGATACTTTAATTCTCGATCCAATGCTAAAGTATTTTCTTTCTTGTCATATTCAAACTTTTGATTTGAATTTTTTTCAATTTCCACAAAAACAGAGACAAGTTTACTCATTTGTTATTGGAAAATAAAATTTTAAATCCATTGTAACACGGTTTGAAAAGTTTCAAAAGCTGAAACTAAATTTCCTTCATTAGGATATTCATATTCTTGATTTTTACAATGTAATAAAGATACTGTAAAAACTCCCAAATCAGTTTCGTAAACAGAAATTTCATTGCTACGATTTTTAATTTTTAGCCCAATCATAAATTTATCATCACGTTTAATTTTATAATTGTGAATTGGAATGTTTTTATAACTTTCTTCCTGTAATGAACGTGCCTGTAGTGATACCCATCTAAAATTACTTAGATTTTGTGTAAATCCTGGTTGTTCTTGATCTTTATGAACAATAACAATTAAATATCTTTTTTCATTCATGAGTAAACATGGTAATTGAACAACGTACATGGAAAGGGAATCACTTAGGTCCTTAGTTTTTGTCATAATTGGATCATCATAATATTTAGATACTATTTCATAAATATAATCACGTTCAGGACTTGCAAAAAATTTCATTTTTAAAAAAAGAAATATGCTTTTAAATTAAAATGCCTCATTTTCGAAATTCCTATGTAAAATTATCATCACCTTGTTTAAAGTGTAGTTCCTCTCAAGAAAATTTTTCTCCTCCCGTCACGTTGAGTCTACCAGAATGGCAAGATTATGTGGCTACGGGTCAAAATACATTTCCTGGAGATGCCATTGTTCCAGGAGGAACTTCTGAAAACGGAGCAGTGTATCAAGGACATGTGCGTCAAAATCCTTTTACTGCATTTTTACCGCCAGTTGGAAGTGAAGAACCACATGAAAATCCTTCCCCTTATTGGTATTATTAAAAATTTACATTTAAAATTATAATACTTTTTTTAAAAACCAAACCATGGGAAATAAAATATCATCACAAAACGCAACCCCAGATTCAAATGATCAAATGCCTATTCATTCTTTAATTCCATCTAGAGCTCCTAGCCAAAAACCCATTTCTCGAGCTCCTCAATCGAAACCTCCAGGTATAAAGGGTGCAGAAGCAGAAGCCAAGGGTGCCGGAGCAGAAGCCAAGGGTGCCGGAGCAGAAACCAAGGGTGCCGGAGCAGAAACCAAGGGTGCCGGAGCAGAAACCAAGGGTGCCGGAGCAGAAACCAAGGGTGCCGGAGCAGAAGAGGGAGGTCCAGGACAAATTAAAGATTACGCAGCCTTTTTACGTCGTCAAACCATTCAAAAATATATTAAAAAAGGAAAACCTCATTACAAAGATGGGTTACTTGTAGCGGCAGGGTCTCCTACAGTTTCTTATTTACCTCCCAATAATTGTTTATTTGATATTACCAAGGTCAAACAATTGAGTAAAGAAACTAAACCTGTAGCAAAAGGAAAAGGAGGCAAACAAATCTTTGCTCGTGGGGCGGCAAAAGGGTCCGGAGAAGGTGTTCCCAAAAAATTTGATTGGAGAAAAGAAAACAAAAATATAACTCCTGCCTTGAATCAATATCTATGTGGTTGTTGTTGGGCAGTTTCCATCGCTACGTGTATTGCCGATAAATTTGTTGCATATAATTTAATTGATTTTCATCCTAAAGTTAGTTGGACATACTTAATTTCTTGTTTTGTGGATGAACTTAATCATCAATGTGAAGGATCAAATCCAAATTTAGCTTTAGAATGGGTAGTAGTAAACGGAGTTGGAACGGAAGCAATTGAAGGAGATAATTATGATTGGTGTACAGATAGTAATCTTTGTAATCCTGAAAAATCAAAAACCAATACTCTTAAAAGTGATAATGTCGCTCAATTACAAAAACTAGTGCCCAAATGTACTTTTGCAAAAACAAAAGCCATTCGATTTTTTATAAAAAATATAAGAGCGATTACTGTTACGGAACAAGATGCTCAGGATTTAAAAAAGGTGAAAGATTCCATCATGTTTGTCCGAAAGCATATTATGGATTATGGACCTGTCGTAGGAGGATTTTCTGTATTTGGAAATTTTAAAACAGGAGATTATACATGTAACGGAAAAAATCCTTCCAATATTTATTTAGAAAATGTAAATTACGATACCGCTAAATATCAATTACTAAACACTCAAACGATAGGGACTCACGCTGTTGTCCTAATAGGTTGGGGAGTCGGTATGGTGGAAGAAAGTCTGCTTGTGTCTAATTCTACATCCACCAAAAAAAAACCGGTTGATTATTGGATTGTAAGAAATTCATGGGGAACAGAATGGGGAATAGATGGTTATTTCCACATTGCTCATTATCCTGTAAATAAAAAATCTCAGTTTGATGTCAGTGTAGTCTTTACTACATCGGTTAAAAATCCCGCTACGGGTAAATATAATTATCAAAAAATTGTGGCAAGTGGTATCATTACTTTTCAACCATCCTATTTTGGTTATGATAAACCAAATAAAACAATGATTAAAGAAAAATACGAACCTCCGTTACCTATTGAAACTTTTAACCAAAATAATACCAATGCCTATTTTTTTATTGCATTTTTAATTATAATAACAATGATTGTTTTTATTTTAATCTTAATGTCATCGAGTACGAGTAATAAGATCGTAGCAAAACTTTAATTGCTGAGCAGTGTAATGATAACTATCAAAATGAAAGACGTGAGGTTCCGTTTTTAATTGTGAATTGAATAAACGTTGGCTATTTTCTGTAGATTTAATCAAAACACCATTATTCCAGTAATGAGGAGTTGTATTTTGAAAGATTAAATTTTTAAAATCCAATTTTATTTGATTACTTTTATCGTTTTCATAAATTGTTGAAAAATAACATTGATCGTCTACATTTTCTTTCCATGGATTTTTTTCCAAAATTTCTGACAAAAAACCCGCTTTTCCTATATAAGCTCCAGCGCATAAAAAACATCTTGATTTTAAATGAGGATTAGTAAATTTTTTTTTACCTTTATATTTTTTACAAATTGGACATTTGACCGGCCAGCAATAGTTTGCCCAACCAAAAAGTAATTCGCATTCAAACGATTTAAATTTTTCTACAATTTCATTCTTGTTACCTAATAAAATAATATCAAATGCATCCAAAGACATGACAAGTTGATCTGGAGGTAAACTTTTGTAAAATTTTTTCCAAGCTAGTAAACGTTCATTCCAAGAAAATTTCTTGGGAGTAGTTAATATGTTTATATCGTTTCTATAAAAATTACTATTTATGATGGTTTGTTTTAATAATTTAAGTCGTTTATCTCTAGGTTGATTGGTCACAATTACAATAGTTAAATCTGATTTGAATTTTTTATTTTTTTGTAGAATCACAAAAATTATTACACAAAGTAAAACAACAAGTAAAATAATTGATACAACAACAATCCATATCATTTATTTAAAATAAAATTATTAAATAAATGGCAAATATTATCATTTTTATAATGTCGTGTAAGAAAAATAAATCCAAGGTGGAATCTTTAAAAAGCTTATGGCTTAATGCCTGTGGATTTAAATATGTAATTGTCATGGCAGATCCTAATTTAAAATCACCGTTTCAGCATGATATTTATACAAATGAATTAATTGTAAAGTGTCCAGATAATTATGATTCATTATCTCTAAAGGTTCTACTGGGTATAAAGGCAATTGATAATATATTTAAACCAAAAGGTATTTTTAAGATTGATGATGATGTATTGATTCGAATCCAACAATTAAGAAATTTTGTAAAGATTGCTTTACGCGAATCAATCGATTATGCTGGAAAAGTAACATTTGATATTAATCAATGGAGTTTATATCATCAAGGACGATGCGTTGCTGAAAAATTAAATAATGAACCGCAATTTATTCCAAATGTGCCTTATGCTAGAGGACCAATTTATTATTTGAGTAAAAAATCAATAAAGGTTATCATCAAAACAATGCAAGCAAAAGATCACTTATATGAAGATGTATTGATCGGATTAACTTTAGATAAAAAAAAAATATATCCAGCAAACTTTCCTTTCATGACGGATATTTTAAAAGAATATTTAGAAGATCCAGAAACAATTGCTTTACATGATTATGGATATAATTATGATTATCAAAAAATTCAAGAATATTATAATATCAACCAAATGAAACAATCGTTATTATGGCTCTATATTCTTATAATCGTTTGTATAATTTTTTTTATTATATAAATGAAAATTCAAGAAAAATTAACAATTGGACGAGCTGTTTGTTTTAGTATTTTGGCTCCGTCCGTATTTTTTTATAATTTATACAACGGATCATTTTATATGCCTCTCATTTTACAACTAGTTTTATTAACTGGATATATCTTGGGCACTGTTGATAGTAAGGTTAGTCATAAAAAATTAATTACAGCATTCTATGCGATTGCAATTTTTTTTATAATTTTAAATATCGTTTTTACAGTAATAAGTTACAAAAACAAATTTTTTAATTTTAATAAATGGCAAATTTCCAACAAAATGTAAATTGTTCTTTAAACTCTAGAACATGGTATTTATGTCCTTATCTTTTAGTTATTTTTATTATATTTTTATTCCTTTTTATTTATTCTTTAAGAATAGTCATAAAATGCACATCGATGATTACCGATCCACAATTTTCGGAAAAGAAATATAATATCAAACTAAATCATTTATTTTCAACTTATATCATTAATTTAATTGTCACATTTATTTCTGTTTTTGTAATAATATATTTTATCATGAAAGCAATGCCCTCGAGTTTAGGAGAATTTTTTATTAGTAACACAATTGGTATTATTTTTGTCTCTTATATTATGATTGTTTCCATCATTACAATGATTGTTTTTCTAAAAGTAAAAAATGCTTCCAAAGATATCATTGTGTTTGCATCCTTGGCTTTGATATTTTCATTTATTGGACTGTGTTTTTACATTACCAAATTAATCCAATCTTCAAAGGGGAGACCATTTAACTCCTAAACCTAAACCTCGTTTACATTTACATTTTTTTTTAGGTTTGGGACACGGAGTAGGACACGGAGTTGGTGTAGGTGTAGGTAAAGGTGTTGGAAAAAAATCAGTATAATCACCTGTAAAGCAACAAATAGCCGTCATTCTATTAAAAAACAATAATTTTTTATTTTTTAATAAAATGCCAGGCGAATCTACATTAACTAAACCCAAAACTTGGGGTACCCGATCACAAGAAGAATTTAAACGTTTGTTTCCTAATGTTAATACAAAAGTTATTCCTCAAAAATATTATATTAAAAATCAACAAGCAGTAACTTTAAAGTATCCTAGAACAACCTCGGGAGGCAAAGAAATTACTTTCAAACAACAAATGAAAAAAGACCAACAAGAAAAAATTAGAAAGCTTTTTAATGAAAGAGTTAAATCTACAAAACATGGAATTGAAAAAAGTTTTTCTGACGACGATATTAAAAAATTAACCTATGCCTACAAAATTTTAAGAGAGGAGCTTATGAAAAAATCTGTCTCCAAAGAATCAGAAAAAGGAAAATATATTTTGGCTAGACTGAAAATTATTGATAAAATCTTGAAAGAAAATACATCGCAACCACCAGCTTTTAAGCAAATAAAACAAACTCCAAGACCACGTCTACCACCTACTGATACAACCTTTTTATCCACTAATTCTAGATTGCCTGAAAAAAAAACGAAAAAAGAACTTCAACAGCAAACAAGAAATTTTTTAACTAATGTTGGTTGGACTAGAGCATTATCTCCTACAGGTCCTACTAATGCATCTGCTACTGTAAGACCCGCTGCTAATACCTTTTCTGCTGTTATACATCCTACTAATGCACGTCCTGTTGTTGTAGGTCCTGTTGCACCAAAAAAACCATCACGTAGACCTCCTATTTTAAATATTGGAGAACGAGCAAATCCATCTACTACAAGTGGTTGGAATTTCTTACGATCCCCAACACCATACCGTGAACTGGTAGATGGCGTTACAGATGAAGATCTTTCACGCCGCACACCACTAAGTCGTGGTATTGTAAATCGTTTGATGTCGCCATTGTCGCCATTGTCTCCATTGTCGCCATTGTCGCCAAAATTTAGAACTGTTAAATCAAAACAACAACAAGAACAAGATGGAACTCAATTAACTCCGCTTGTTAGAAAACACAAAAATCGCAATTAAATTAATCCCAACATTAAATCAATTTCATAAGTATCTTCGTTTCGCTTTAACATTTCTTTTCTCTTTTTTTCCAATTCTTTTCGTTTTTTACGATCCAATTCTTTTGGAGCGTCTTGTTTTTT